AGCAAAAACAGCATATCAAGCCTGGGCAGATACTCAGCCAGCTTATGAGGACTAAATATGGAATATCTATTTGATCTTTTCAACATACTTACTGCAGCCGTAACTTTGGCATCTGCCGTGGCTGCAATGACCCCAACCCCTACAGACGACATATGGGTCGCAAAGGCTTATAAGTTTTTGGATGTAATTGCACTGAATATCGGAAAAGCAAAGGAAAAGTAAATGGCCTCAGTAAAAAGAAGTAGCGTAGAGCTAACAACTACAAATGCCACAGAAGTTGGGCAAGCAGGAGCCAGTGGAGGTGCGTATAATATTTATGCGGTAAATCTCTCTGGTGGCTCTGTAACCCTGACTCTTGGTATTCATGGTTCAACTGCAACAATTACCGATGTAGGTACTATAATGAAAACTTATAGTATACCTACTAGCGGTACTCCAACTATCCTCAAGGGTGTTGTTCTCGGCGCTTCAGAATTTCTAAATGCTCAAGCAAGCGTTGCGGATGCAATTGCTGTAACTTTGAGCGGATACGACCAATAAAAAAGGGGCTTTCGCCCCTTTTCTATTCCTCTCCTAATACTTCTACTCTCAAATCCTCGATCAATCCTGCTCGAGCTTTTTCAAGTACTAAGTACTGCTTTTTTGCTTCCTCTGCTTGAGGATTCAAATGTTGAAGAAGTTTTACTATGTCTTGAGCATCTTCCGATAACTCATCTACAAAGTATTTTTCATCCTCTAGAATAAGAGTTTGTCTCTCATCATCTTCAACTTCTTCCTCTACCGGAGGTGGAGGTGGAGGAGGAGCCGGCTTTTTTGCAGCCGGTCTTCTCGTTGCTTTTGTAGCCATTTTAATCCTCCACTGTTACAGGAGAATCAGGGTCTACTTCCTCTTCGGGCTTATTCAGCTCTTCTCGAAGAAGGTCTTGAAAGCCTTTTTGTGCTACAGTGACTTGGTCAAGTCGCGCTTTTGCTTGCGCTTCTTGAGATGCCAAGTCTTGTAACTGTGTTACGAAATACTTTGCAGTATCCGACAGATTATCGATTACATAATCTTCTCCATCGAAAGTCAACACAGGCTTTTCTGTGGTTTCTACGTCAGCCATTTTAAGGACTCCTTATTTAAAGATATCTTGCCAGTTACCCGTAGTACTTGCACGTGCGTACTCGGTGGCTCGGTTTTCAAAGAAATTAGTGTGTTCAACACCGTTTAACATGTAATCTAACCAAGGAAGGGGGTTTCCTTCGCTTGAAAAGATTTTTTTCATTCCAAGACCTAATAACCTACGATCTGCAATGTAGCGAATATACAACTTTACTTCTTCCGGCGTAAGGTCCGGAACTTCCGCTCCCGCGAAGCATAAGTCAATAAACGCATCTTCTAACTCTACAGTTCTCTCTGCAGCGCAGTAGATTTCATATTTCAACTCGTCTGTCCATAAGTCTGGATTTTCTTTAATGTAAGTACGAAACAGTTGTGACATTCCTTCAACATGAAGAGTCTCGTCGCGAATAGACCAGGTCACTATTTGTCCCATACCTTTCATTAGATTGTGGCGAGGAAAGTTCAAAAGTATAGCAAAACTACTAAACAATTGTACTCCCTCTGTGAATCCGGAATAGATAGCCATTGTTTTCGCAATGTCCATAGGTGTATCCATTCCAAAATCATGTAGATACTCGTGCTTGTCGAGCATTGCCTTGTGTTCAAAGAATTTTTGATATTCATCATCTCCGAACCCAAGTGTTTCCAGTAGCAAAGAGTATGCTTCCTGATGCACCGCCTCCATAGCAGCAAATGCTGAAAGCATCATTCTTACTTCTGGTTGTTTAAATGTAGGCAAGTAATGCTTTGCATACCCGCAACATACATCTACGTCTGCTTGAGTGAAAAAACGAAAAAGGCTTGAAAGCAACTTCTTCTGTCCATCACTCATTTTCTCCCGATAATCTTTTAAATCATCTGCAAGCGGCACTTCATCGGGTAACCAATGCATGTGTTGTTGAGTCTTATAGTGCTCAAATGCCCACGGATAATTAAAAGGTTTGTAAAATTCTCTTTCTTCTAACAAATTCATTTATTCTACCAATTATGAACTACGTTCGCCATGATGAAAAAACAGGTCATAAAGTTGACTATTACAATCAATGTTCGTAGAATTGCTACGATATCGTCATGGTCTGCTGTTTTTTCATCGCTAAAACTACCAATTGTATATTTCCAGATTGTCCACATTTTAGCCCTCACAAGCAAGACAACCTTCCTCATCCATACTTTCAAAGATTCGCTGTCGAAGAACTTCATCAGAAACTGTTTCAGCTCTTTTGATTGCTTCACTTCTCAAGTAATACAGAGTTTTCACCCCCCGCTTCCATGCCATCATATGAATCGCATGAAGCTCTTGCTTTGAAACATTTGCAGGAAAAAATACATTCAAAGACTGGCTCTGACAGATATGTTCTTGCCTTTCGGCAGCCATTTCTATGATCCATCTTTGGTCGATTTCCACCGCTGTTTTAAAGACGTCTTTTGTCCAATCATCCAAGAAATCCAGGTGTTGTACTGATCCACTATTCGTAACAATACTTTTCCAGACCTCGTCGGTGTCTTGGTCGAGATCCTGGAGCACATTTTCAAGATATTCGTTCTTAAGTAAACTGCTCCCTGTTTTAGTTTTTTGAGTAAAAGCGTTAGCCCGATACGGCTCAATTGAAGGAGAAGTATTACCGCAGATAATACTGCTACTGGCATTAGGAGCAATAGCAAGCAGATGAGCGTTACGCACACCATAATCTTGTCCATCAGGGCACGGGCCTCTCTCTTCAGCCAATTGTCTTGTTGCACGTTCTGCCTCCGATTTAATTCGCTGAAACATCATTCTGTTTCTACCAGATGCCATCGCACTCTCAAAAGGAGTGTTATGACGCTGTAGATACGCATGAAATCCCATCGCACCTAGCCCAAGACTTCGCTCTCTCATTGCACTATATTTAGCTCGAGAAAGCTGGTCTGGAGCATTTGTTATAAAACTCTCAAGTACATTATCAAGCATTCGAATGAGATCAGGAATAAATTGATCATCATTCTTCCATTCATCAAATTCTTCTAGATTTACACTTGACAGACAGCATACCGCTGTGCGGTCTTTGTCTGTAGGCAATGTAATCTCGGAACAAAGATTTGATTGATGTACTTTTAATCCAAGTTTTTTCTGAAACTCTGGAGTTGCCTCGTCCACAGTATCACCAAACATAATGTAAGGTTCTCCTGTTTCCACACGATTTTGTATAAGTTTTACCCACAGCGTCTTTGCCGATACAGTTTTAGTAATTGTACCAGAGTGAGGATCAATTAAGTTCCACGAATCATCGTAGCCTTCAATCTTTGTCGCATTTTCGATAACTGTCATAAAGTCATCAGAAATAACGACCCCATGATGCAGATTTGTAGACTTTCGATTAATATCGCCGCCTGTAGGTTTACGAACATCCAAAAATTCTTCAATCTCTGGATGAGAAATGTCGAGATACGCTGCATAGCTTCCTCTCCGTGTTACGCCTTGTGAGAATGCAAGCATCTCAGCATCGACGACTTTCATAAAGGGTATTACACCCGTACTTTCGGAGCCATTGCTCGTTTTCGAGCCTACACTCCGAACCCCGCTCCAACAGCCACCAACTCCACCACCAACAGAGGACAAAAATGCATTCTCTGTATAGTGGTCTGTGATTCCTTCTCTACTATCATCTACATAGTTCAAAAAGCAACTAATTGGTAGTCCTCGCTTTGTTCCTCCATTTGATAGAACTGGAGTAGAAAACATGAACCACAGCTTACTCGCATAGTCATACAATCTTTGTGCGTGTTCCTCATTATCAGAAAACGACAAAGCAGCACGAGCAAATGCGTCTTGGGGAGATTTTTCGTCCCCGACTAAATACCTATCTTCCAAAGTTTTAATACTAAACTCAGAAAGATACTTATCTCTACTATAATTAAGCTGCATTCAGTATTCTCCCTATATCTAAAACATTTTCTACCCCAATAGCATCATCACAGTAAGTGATAAGATCCATCAGTTCATAATTCTGTAGTATTTGTTCTGAGTTTTGATTTAATGCTTGTATATGTTTATAACTACTCGGGATAGGAGTAGCATCATAAATACTAAAAGCATCCCCATATTCTTTTATCAGTTGTAGTGCTCTCTTTGGCCCAATACCAGGAATACCCGGTACATTGTCTCCTTTATCCCCAGTAAGACACTTCAAAGAGATGTACTCTTGGGGAGAGACTTCATAGTGCTGTCCCCAGTTTTCAATTGTAATTTCTTTACGAGTAACATAGGAAAATCTACTTACATTCTCTTGTATGAGAAGATCCCAGTCCTTATCGCTAGAAACTAACCAAATATTTCCTAAGTCGTACTTATCTCGATACTTTACTAGATGAGCAGCTAAATCGTCTGCTTCCACGCCTTTATAGCGTAATATTTTATGATTTTCACGAAGTACATCTAAGGAACATTCAAACTCTGCAATAAAGTCTTCAAACTGCATTTGTTCTTCTTCTGATTGCTGAGCTATCTTTTCTTTTCTATTCTGCTTATACTCTGAACTTATGCTTTTTCTGTAGGTAGAAGAACCCCAATCTGCTGTAATGAGTATATTTTTACAACCATAAGAATTTGCCAAAGACTGAACAGTTCGCTGATATTCATAGCGAAAGTCTGTTCGTCCTTGATGCTTCCATCGAAATGCTAGATTCAAAGCATCCACTATCAATGTAGAATTTTCATCCGATATTTTTTCATTAAAGCTAAACGCCATCTAAAAACTCCACTTTTTCTTTTGTTAGCCATTTTTCCGCTAGTAGAACAAAACAGTTTAAGAAACATATAAAGATATAATCTTCTGTTTCTTCTGGAGGCTCTACTGTTACTACAAAAACTGGTGATCTGTTGTACTTGAAAAACAATAAAGGCTCCTGATTGCCTCCCTCTGCTTGTTTTTCCAACTTTCTCCACCACTGTATCAGATTATTCGTTTTAGGAGCTGTGAATATTTTATCTGATAAAGGAGAGCTTTCATAATTTTTTACTTCAATACAAAATCTATTCTTTGCGTGAGGCACATATAAATCTCCTTTCAAATACTCAAGTGCGCCAGAGTTAGGAACTCTTTCAAACTGAAGGTTTGTATGTGCTCTCAGCATATCTCTTACAAGATATTCTCCTCTTGCTCCTTTTGCTCTTGAATCTACCACTACTTCTCCAGTATTTCGACCATAATATGAGCTATACCACTAAACCAATCTTCTGTTCTGCCTTTTGTTGTTTCTGCAGCAGTACCAATTCGTATGCCGCTTGTCTCTATAAAGTTGCGAGGATCATTTGGTACACCATTTTTATTTACAGTAATACCATTTTCTTCTAGCCGGTCGGCAGCTTCTCTACCACTAATCTTTTTGTCACTTAAATCCAACAAAAACATATGACTATCAGTTCCTTTTGTAATTACATTATAGCCAGATTCCATGAATACTTTTGCCATTGCTTTTGCATTACTAAGTACATCCTTAATATAGTACTTAAATGAATTTTCTGAAGCTTCAGCAAAGCACTGCGCTTTTGCAGCAATCATATTCATTAAAGGTCCGCCCTGTGTGCCAGGAAAAATTGCACTATTGATTCTTTTTGTATAATCTGGATTATTCCAAAGAATCATGCCACCTCTTGGCCCTCTTAAAGTTTTGTGTGTAGTGCTTGTAACTACATCTGCATAGGGCAGAGGATTCGGGTATTTTTTTGCTGCAATAAGACCGCTGTAGTGAGCCATGTCACACAAAAGAATAGCATCTGCCATTGTTGCAATATCTTGAAACTTTGCCCAATCTATGTGCCGAGAGTAAGCACTTGCACCCGCTACAATCATATCCACATTCTGCTCGAGAGCAATCCTTTCTACTTGTTCGTAGTCAATCCAGCCGTCTTCTTTTACACCATAAGAATATGAAGCATATACCTTACCGCTCAATGTAGGCTTTGCTCCGTGACTTAAATGTCCTCCACTTGCAAGATCCATTCCAAGAATTTTAGCTCCAGGCTTCAAAAAAGCTTGATAGACTGCTGTGTTTGCATTGACCCCGCTATGAGGCTGAACATTTGAATAAGAACATCCATATAGTTCTTGCACTAATTCTTGGGCATATAGCTCCATAGCATCCATATGCTCACATCCATTATAATAGCGAGCACCTGGATAGCCTTCAGCATATTTATTTGTAAATACACTACCACAAAGCTCTCTCACTTCTTCACTTGCAAAGTTTTCACTTGCAATAAGTTCTATTTGATTGCTTTGTCTGTCTTCTTCATTAAAAAGAATTAATTGTAATTTTTCATCTACCATTCTAGACCGCTTACATTTCCTTGTTTTACTACTTCTATCTTATGTAGTAATGGATGAGTCCATCCATGAGATACCACATAAGTATTTAAATCTTCTTGAAGCAATACTTCTACTAGCTTCTCTCTACCACTCTCATCAAGTACATTTATTACTTCATCAAGAAATAGTATATTGATTCGGGACTTTGATATACTACTCATTAGTTTACGAATAGCAATCAAAGTAGCTGTATTTACTCTTGCCAACTCTCCAGAAGAAAGAGCAAGTATATCTACTATACTCTCATTATCAGTAATCTGTACATTCAATTTATCATTTGATACAATAAATTCAAGTGTAAAACGCCCGTCTGACAGTTCCGCCAGATAAGTGTTTGTTAGTTCTTCTAACTCTTTTACTAAATTTTCTATTTTGTAGGCAAGAAGTCCGTTTGTACTAAAAGCTTTCTTTAGAGTTTCTAAGTTAGCATCTAACTCTGTTACTTCTTTGAGAGTTTCTGATGCTTTATTTAATTTTTTTATAAACCCGTCTGTTTGAGCTTCTATTATTTCTATTCGTGTATTTTCCCTCGTACGCTTTTCATTCTCCATTGCGATTCGAGATATTTCTTTCTTTGCAGCATGTAATTCGTTTTGAAGACTGGCCAAGCGATCTTCCAACTGTTCTTTATCCAGAATAGTCGTTGGTAGATTAGTGTCAATTGACCTATACAGGTCTTCCCAATCTTTTTGAAGTTTACTTTTTCTATCGAATTGAGTATTATTTCTACGAATCTTTGTAACTTTCTCTTCATTATACGTCTTTCTTCGCTCAAGGTCTTCTAATAGTATTTTTTCACTATCTATTAAGTTTTGTTTAAATTCAGCATCTATTATTTGTTCACAAGTTGGACAGAATCCATCTAACTTTTCTAATTTTGCAAGCATTTTATTTGCAGCAGTTTTAGCACCTTCTATCTGTCCTAGATGTTTTTGAAATTCATCAGGAGATGCTTTCTCAGTAGCAGTAATACTATTTATTTCATCGAGGCTGATAGCAGCCAGCATTTCTTTATACTGATTATTCCTTAGAATTTTTTTATTTTTTTCGGAAATATTTTCAAGTTCTATTGAGAGTGAACGGAACTCTTTCTCTTCTTTATCCGTATTTATTTCTAAATCTAACATAGGTAGTATGTCAGTACTCTCTAATTTATTTGTACTCAACCATTTTTCAACAGTTGCAATTTCCGAGGTCACTTCAATCATTTTGTTTGAAGCAGTCCGTGCAGCTTCCTTAAATACTTCAAAAAGCTGAACATAGTCATCAAGATGTAACAGATCAATAAGAAACTTTTTTCTATTTGTATCTGTTGCAGTTAAAAACTGTAGACTTGCATTCGTACTTTGATATACAAGCTGCGAAAAGGTTTTGAAGTCAATACCTATTATTTCTTGAATAGTCTTGTAAGTGTTTGTAGCTGTATGGCTGGAGATATCCTCTCCATTCTTCGTAAGTTTTACTTTAATGCTACTACTTCTTTTTACATCAACTATATACTCGTTTCCGTCTTTTTCAAATATTAACCAAATAGTATAACCATTACTCATGTACCGATTTGGTATATCTGCTTTCTTTATACCTTTTGAGTTTTTATTGTATAAAGCTTCTTCAATAATTAACGGTATGGAGGATTTACCCATACCGTTAGTGCCAATAATCTGTGTGACTGTATCAGTATCAAGTCTCAGATTATTGTTTGGTCCGTAGCTGAAACAATTATCCCAACTGAGTTGTTTGAGCGTAATCATTATACGTTCCTAAAATGTCAAATATTTTATCTTCTGGAAGCTCTAGAATATAAGTTAAGTACTCTACTAGCTCGTCTTCAAGTGTCATATCTTTCTGTAACACTAGCGTGGCTTCGGTACTTCTCTTTACTACTTTCTTATCTAAAAGCTCCGAGTTTTCTACTGCTGCAAGCTCTTGTATGTTTCCTTCTATCTCATAAATTGTATGGTGATAGGTTGTAGGAATCATCTCTGCTGGATCTGTAACTGTTTTTCGTATTAGCTGTGGCAAAGTAAAAGGCCACCAGTTCCAAGACCAGTCTTTAGGATCTATAAGTAAATACCCTGTTTCAACTTCTTGTCTATGAAAAGATGTAGTCATAGGACTACCAGGATATACTATATTTCTTTGAGTATTACTATGTGCGTGTAAGTCTCCTGCAAATACTACAGGAAACGGATCAAATCTAGACAGATCAACTTCTGGAGTTACGTGCGGAGGTATTTCACCCCGCACATGAGTAAAAATAGGCATAGAGGTATCAAAATGCTCTATGCTTCCTTTTCTGTGTAACTCTGCATAAGGCAGGACACTAAAGCCCATATCCTCATCCACATAAGAAATATCAACTATATTCACAAGAGGATTTATGTCTCGTGATGCTTGCTTGAGTTGAGAGAAAAAAGTACGATTTTTACGAGTAGCTTCATGGTTACCATCAAAGATAAGAGTTGGTTTCTTTACATTTCTAAGAAAAGAAAAATAAAGAGCTAACTCTTCCATATTTGGAATACGGTCAAAGAGGTCTCCACCAATAATGTGCATATCACAAGTCTTTGCTTGATAATGCACTTGGTCAAAAAACTCTTGGTATCTTTTTTTCGCCCAATCAACTGGGACATTCTTTTGTCCCAGTTTTATGTGCCAATCCGCTGTAAATAAAATCACGCTATTTTGAACTCGTCTTCAATAGTTTCGTCAATTTCTTCTGAACCCGCGTCACGAATACGGTCCAATAACTCTTTTTGAGCATCGGCAGTAGGACGAGGCATAACTTCATCCATAGACTTAAGATCAGAAACTAACTCAAGTTCAGTATCATTCAACTCACGAGTTTTGCACTTGAGTGCTTGTAGTTGATACTCTACATTGTAGGGAAGAGGACCAGTCTTTACACGCTTAAATTGAACATCCCAACCTGTTACAAAGTCAGTTGGATCGCCTAAGTCTTCTGCTGCAGTAATAATTTGTTCCCACAACTTCTTTTTCAAGTTTACAACTTTAACTTGACCACCGTCAATACATTGAGTTGCATAGCTCCAACCACACTTGAGATCGGGGTAGTATTCACGAACCCAATCTTTTTCCATGTTGTTAAAAGCTTCTTTGTTTCTGTCAAATGATAAACACTCTAGTGGAATGTTTTTGTCATTTTCACCTTTTACCCAGTAAACATACCGAGCAAGAATATCTCCGACAAGTCGAAAACTGTTGTCACCATCTACATATTGAAAGCTGGTGATGCTTGATTTTTGAGCAGCACCTTTGTGCTGGTTGAATTGAATAGCCATTAATGGATCTCCTCTGGTTTGACTTCTTCGTAGAGAAAGCGAACTTGTTCATCTTCGTCTACTGAAAGTAGCCTGTTTGTTTCTATTATTAAATGTGGATCAGATCCTATTCCTGGAACAAGAATAGAATCTAATCCTAGTTCTCGGGTTGCTTCGTATTCTGCGTGTGAGCGCAAGCTACACAAAGCAATATACTGAGCAATTTCACGATATGTGTACTTATGAGAGTGGTACAGAAGGATGTCGGGGTGAAGCATGAAACTTTCCCCGGAAAAGTCTATCTGAGAATATTTGTATATCTTATCCCATTTATTTTTGGGGACTTGTTTTTCAACAAGCATACGGAAGATACGAACGGTGTTTACCACCTTTCCTTCCGCATGAACACAGATTTTCTGCCAGTCAAATAAGAACATATATTATACTAAAAAATAACCATTATGTCAAGAACTATTTTTTTAAAGTTGTTTGATTTCATATCCCTGTTTCATGTAGTGACCAATGCGATTTGATGCTTGTCTCTTCGCAGTATTCCCTTTTAGGTGAATGTCAACAATCACAGGATCCCTTTTATTCTCTTCTTTCCGTATAACTCTACCAATTAACTGTGTTAAGAGAGGCTCATTATTTACTGGAGTTCCAAGAATAAGACAACTCAGATTGTTTACTGAGATGCCTTCCGAAAAGATAGCTTGAGTTCCGAAAAGAATGTTCTTTTTGCCGTTTCTCACAGCAGACAGGTACTCTTCTCTTTCCTCATGTGCTACCTCGCCCGTAATACATATAGCATCTTCGCCTGCCAGTTCGGCGCAAGCTTTCAGAAAATGTACACGGTCACTTACGACCAAAACTACATGGCCTTTTGCGGCGTAGGCCGCTGCAGCCATAGCAATGGTATGTCTATACTCATTATCATTTGCGAGTTTTGTTACTCTGTTTGCCCAAGGTATTCTAGCTCCATCCATAAATCGTATTTCTGAACGAAGAACGTGAACACTTGGCATCATGAAGTTTTCTTTCGGGGGCTTAAAGACATTATGTCCAAAATAGTCTCGAAAAACCACAT